GATGAAGCCGAACGACATCGCCGAGACCACGCCCGAGCGCACCGCGACGCGAGCGTCCCGGCCGACCTGGGTGTCGATCGGCTCCATCTCGACCACGAGGCCGTGCTCATCCTCGGCGAGCCGGAGGCTCCCGGCCGTCGTGCGAGCGATCGGCATCGATGCGTCGTGGTTCCAGAGGGCGACCACATCCGGCTTCTCCCGGAGCGTCCGCTCGAACGCGCCGCGCACGATGATCTCGTGGGCGTATCCGATCGGATACGCGGTCTCGGTCACGCTCGCGTAGCCTCGGAGGATCTCCCGGCCATCGTCCGCACGCACTTCCATCGCCTGCCCGTAGCGTCGCTCCATGATGTCCCCTTCTGCGCGGTCTACGCGCTCCAGAATGTTCGTGGCCCACGAGCGGCCTGCGTCGCCTGACCAGAGTGCCCACGCGATCCTGCCGGCCGATGGGAAGCCCTCTTCACCCGGCCCCCACCCTTGGCCCTGCTTGTCCACCTCGTGCCGCGCGAAGTACGAGGCCATGCGCTGCACCGTGTCGATCGAGAGCGCGCGCCCGTTGGCGATGTCACGCGCTCGGGCGACCCCAACCTCCGTCCCGCCGCGCCCGTGCTCGCGCCGCCACGCGAGGCCACGGTCGGCCTCCTCGCGCATCGAGGCGTTAGGCTCGAAGGAGTCAGCCACCCTCGGCCTCCGTGCACATCGAGATAGCGATCGCGACCGCCTGATCCTGATCGTAGCCCTCGTCGAGGAGCCGACCGATCTTGCCGCTCACGCACTCCTGCACCTCGGGCGAGAGATCGGCGAGCCGCTTCGACTTGCGCTTCGCGTAGCGTCCCCTCGAGTCCCGAGCGGTCGGAGCCGTTGCCGGCACGGGAGCCGGGGCCGTGAGCGGCGACTGGTCGCCCGCCTTGCCGGCGTTCGGATCGACGATCGCCAAGTTCACGGGCGCGCGGGCCACATCGCCGCCGTCGATCGGCGCGTAGTTCTCGCGCTCGCGCACCTCGTTGATCGTGAGGAAGCCATTGTTGAGCGCGGTCGAGTACGCCGCGAATCGCGACGCGAGGTCGCCTCGGAGGAGCGCGTCGAACGAGATGTGCGTCTCGATCGGCTCGCCCTCGCGCACGAGCTTCCGCGCGCACTCCTCCTCGAACCGCGAGGCCCAGTTCGCGAGGCAATGCTTCACGAACTCGGCATCGGCCTGCTCGGCACTCGCGTACGAGGTCTTCGTCGCGTCGCCGACCATGTGCACCGGGACATTGAACGCGGCCGCAATCTGCGACCGACAGAACGAGCGCAACTCGACGAGTTTCGCTTCCTCGGGATCGACCGAGACCTTCTCCCACGAGTAGCCGCTTTCCAGGATCGCCACGCGGCCGGCGTTCTCCGCTCCGCCCGTGATCGACTGCCACGACTGGCGGAGCCGCTTGAGTGCTTCCTCGGTGAGCGTCCCCGTGACCTTGATCAGACCAGCCGGCCGTGCGCCGTTGCGGAAGAACGAGGCCACGAACTTCTCCGCCTCGAGTTCCACGCCGATGATGTTCCGCACGAGGTAGATCGGAGTCTCGCCGAGGAGACCGTCGAGGCTCGGCGCGCGAAGGTGGAAGATGTCGTACGCCTGCCACACCTGATCGGTGCTCTTCGCGATGCCCCACCGCGACGAGGTGTACGAGTAGACGGGCATCCCGTCCGGGCCGCGGGAGACCTCGACCGAGTCCGCGCGCAACTTGTGCAGGCCGACCACGCGCCCGACTGCATCGCGCTCGATCACCGCATAGGCGTTCCCGTAGAGGAGGCAGTCGAGGAGCATCGACTCGCGCCAGACCATCGCCCCCATGTACGGGTTCGGCTCGATGTTCAGGAGCCGATAGAGCGGATGCTCGCGAGCGGGAACCGGGATCCCTCCCTCCCGGCGCATGACTCGCCACTCCATCCGCGCGACGCTCTGGGAGATGAGCCGCGTGCAGGCGTATACCGTCGGAGCCTCCCTCGCTGCCTCCGGCGTGATCGAGCGGCCCGTGTCGGCGTAGGTCGAGATGTACGCTTGCGCGCCTCCGGGAGGCTGTCCGATCGGCGAGCGGTCGATCACCGCGCGCTCTTCGAGCGTCGGCTCGGGAGTCGGAGCGGGTCGGCGGAACCAGTCGATCAGAGCCATAGGATTCCTCTCTCGGCGTACGGTGTCACCTGTGATACCGTCGGCGCGGCATCGAGTGCTACCGCGAGGGCCACGATTCCCGCGACCACGGGGTCGATCTTCTCCGTCGAGCGTCGCTTGCTCGGGCGCGGGTTCGAGTTCGCGTCGAGCTCCACGACGCAGTTCGACATCGCCCAGGTGAGCACCGGGTTCCCGTCGTGCCGGAGCCGATGATTCGTCACCATCGCCTCCCATCGCTTGGTCGGCTCGGCCATGTAGTAGTAACTCTGGGGAACGCGCTTGAGCCGCAGGCCGTCGGCTTCGAGTTGCTGCGCTAGGCCGCTCGCGTTGTAGGGGTCGTACCCGACCGCCTGCACCTTGTGCTCGCCGACGATCCGCAGGATCTCCCGCCGCACGAACTCGTAGTCGGTCGCGTCCCCCGGCGTGAGCCGCATATGCCCCTGCCGGCTCCAGTCGAGGTAGGGAACCTTGTCCCGCTTCTGCCGCCGCTGCGCCCCTTCCTCGGGCGCGAACGCCCACGAGCGCACCCACGCCTCATCCTTGTCGAGCCAGACCGCCGTGAGCGCGGTGAGATCGCTCGTCTCGCCCAAGTCGATCCCGAGGTAGCACGGGAGGCCGGCGAGCCGGGACTCGTCGAAGTCCAGACGGCACTTGTCCCAGTCGGCCATGCGGAGCCATCGGTTCGACGCGGAGACATGCTGACAGAGGTAGTAAGTTCGGAACGGAGTCTCCATGCTCGGCTGCTCTTGAGCCTCCTTGCACTTCTCGGCGTAGTACCCCTCGTGCACCGTGTGCCCGAGACTCGGCGCGCACTTGCGCCAGGTCTCTGGACTCGTCCAATCATCACCGTCCCCGGCCGAGTAGACCACGGGCAGGAAGAACGGGTTGTCGATCACGCGGTCGCGCACCTTGAGCGCGTAGTCGTACATCTCGAACTCAAGGCTCTCGCGCAGCGTGCCGGCGGTCGTGATCGTCACGAGCATCGGTTGCCGACGCGCGCCGACGCTCGTCTCGATCGCCTCCCAGAGTTCGCGCCGATTCTCCATCGCGTGCACCTCGTCCGCGATGCACGCGCTCGTGTTCAGGCCGTGCGCGCTCGGAGCCTCCGAGGACATGACCTTGTACACGCCGGCCGTGCTCGGCACGATCACGCGATGTTGATAGACCTCGGTGCGACTTTCGAGCATCGGCTCGGCGCGCACCATGCGCTTCGCCGCCTCAAGGCATCGCCCCGCCTGCGCGCGGTCGGCCGCGATCGAGATCACCTCGGGCGTAGGCTCATCGTCAGCGAGTAGGTGATACAGCGCGAGGGCCGCGCCCAACTCGGTCTTGCCGCACTTGCGAGGGATCAGGATGTGCACGCGCCGATACCGCCTCGTGCCGTCCGGGCGCATCCAACCGTAGGCGTTCGCGATCACGGCCTTCTGCCACGGGAGCAGCACGAACGGCATCCCCGCCCAAGTGCTCGTCGTGAGCTTGCACGCGGTCTCGATGAACCGGATCACATGGAGCGCGGCCTGCTCGTCGAAGGTGCAGTTTCCTGCGGTCGCGATCGCGTCATAGCCGGGGATCGTGTTCCACTTCGCGGCCGGATGCTCGGCCGGCTTCTTCGGCTTACGCGCGACGCTTGGTGAAGATGTCTTCTTGCGGGGCACTCTTTGCCTGCTCCTTCGCCGCGCCGATTCGAGCGCGACCGACTGGGGTTAGACCGAACTCGCTCATCATCCGACGAAGTCGCTCCCCATGCTCGGCGAGGATTGCGCTCCACGGGTTTCGCTTGACGGTCACCCGGTACTCGGCCTCGACGCGAATCACCTCGCCCTCCTCGGCCAGACGCTTGCGCGCCTCCAGGTAGCGCGACCATGTGTCGCACATGAGCGCGAGCGCGTCGCGATCTCCGCTCGATATGATCTTCATCGCGGCGATGCGAGGGATCCAGTCGGCCCACGCCGCACGGCCGACATCGTCGAGCCACGCGGGACACTCGGGCAACGCCTCCTCCGCCGGCGGCTCGGACTTCGCGCGACCGGAGGCGCGCCAGTTCCCCGATAACTTCAAAGATGCCGCAGGTTTTGGCGGTCTTCCGGTCATGCAAGTTTCAATCGTCTACGCGTTTGGGGGGCACGCTTATCAACC